ACTGCGTAGTTGTAGAACAAGATGGTATCCGGCGTGCCGTCTCCACTGTTCTGGCTTGGGAAGCCCCACGCTACGATCTGATTGACTGGATCAAGCGAACAGTTGATGCGCTCTGCAAAGCCAATGTTTAGATTGTCATAGAACCACTTGTTCACCTTTTCAGAACCAATCGGCACGCTGTTCTGTCCGTTGAACAGATAGAAGCCGTCATCACTCAGATAGTAAATCTGGCTTGGACCGATGGCGGCATATCCACCTTCAAACGGCATCCCGCGCGCTGTCTCAACATTGTCAAACTGGAAGATCAGCGGATCGCCAATATAGCTGAACCGGCTGATGCCCTTTTCCATCAGCGCCACACCGTACTCGCCGCCGACAAGGCCGGTGACAGCGCCCAAATCTGCGATGTCTTGGAAGTCAGCCTGATTGGTGCCGACAGTCCAGCTTGTCTCATCACCGATGGCAGACCATTGAACGCGGTACGGATTGGTGACATAGCCTGTCACAACAAAGTCCCGCACCACCGTCACATACCTTGCTGACGGTGAGCCACTGATGTCGGCAAATGCAGTTGAGGAGCCAAGCTCCCAAAACTGCAACGTCTCGCCGGTATCGCCTGCCACTATGAGCTTGCGGCCAAACTGTGCGACTTGCCAGTTATCAAACGCGCCAAGCGTGTAGTTGCCCGCCTTTGACACGTTATCAAGCGCGCTGGTGGTGGTATTAAATTTATACAATTTAGTGCCATCACCCGCGAACAGATGCGTTGAGCCGGTGTTGTCTTTTGCTGCAAACACCTTTCGCAGCCGGTCGTCTGCCGCACCTGACAGCGTTGCCAGATTATTCACCGACCTGTAGCCACGCGCTGCTGGCAGGACGTTCTGCGCTACACTGATCGGCACGCCAAAATCGGTTTGATCCGGCAACCATTCTCCAAACTGTTTCATTGATTCAGCCACGTCCTCGTATTGCCGGTCTGGTCAGCCCATGTCTCCGCACCAGCGGCTATCACCGACCAAGAACCTGTTGCCGTTTGTTCGGTCCACGTCTCCGTACCGGCGGCGATATCACTCCATGTCTCGCCTTCATCCGCGATGGTTGACCAATCTTCGCCAAGTATCTTCGGGCTGACCGACGCGCTGATAACTGCTGCGCCAGAACCATCCATGACGGCAGTGAATTTCTGCGCGCCCGATGCCGCGATGACGGCATTTGCGCTGCCCGTTACGTCCAGCACGATGTTGTAAGACGCTGACGCCGAAACTGACGTTGCAGCCGTGCCAGATGCAGTCTGGATACGGGTTGCAGCACCGCTTGCAGAGATTGCAAAGGTCGCGCTGCCCGGAAACACGACAACCGCAACCGCGCTTGCCGCGATGTTCAATGCGCCAGTTGCTGCCCCGCTGGCTGAATGTATCTGCACAGCCGCACCAGAGGCGCTTACAGCCGCGCTGGCGCTTGCTGACGCCGCCTGTATACGGACAGCCGCACCGGACGTGCTGAAGGCTGTAGCGGCGCTTCCAGAGCCTTCAAAAAGGTTGATGTTGTCTAGCGACTCCAGACTTCCGATGAAGTCCAGATTGTCGAGACTGCCCCAGTTGTCTAGCTGCTCAAGGGTCGGGCCAAGTATCTCTGCCATCTGACCCTCCGCTTATGCTGCGGTGATGGTAATGCTGCCGCTGTTGATACGAAGAATGTCACCTGTGGCAATCGTCTTGCTACTGTCGAAAGCACCATGACAAAGCAGATTGCCGCCCGATGAGGCATCGAAAATTCCGAAGTGGGTGATGGTGCCTTGCGACCCTGTTGCCGCCGGAAAGTTCACCGTTGCGTTTGATGCCGCGCTGCCACCGGATGCTGCTGCGAAGGTAATCGCCTGACGCGCATATCCGTTGCCGCTTGTCTCTGTGCCAGACGCATCATCTGCAAGGCTCTCGCCAGCGTGGCCGATATAGACTGCCGATGGCATGGTAAAGGACGAGGTGCCGAGAAGATGGTCAAGAACCTTCAACTCCGCATAATCAGAAAGTGCAGACATGATATGCTCCTACGATGCTACAGAGTTTTGCCGCTGGTAGATGCTCGTCATGTGGAGCGTTCCAGTGCCGTAATGCGCGCGTTGCTCGTCTTTCTTGATTTCCTCAATCGCGCGGGAAAACTTCTGGTCATAGACTTGCGCCCTGGCGTCATCCATGAGGTACAGATACGCCTCGACCAAAGCGCCGTTGAGGTAGGCGTCGGGATGGCGTGTGAGAATGTTGTTGGTGGCGTTGCTGTCGCTAAGAGCTTCCAGACTGCCGATATAGACAATCTCTGCGGTGTAGTCAGAGTCTGGGATGGGGCGAAACTTAATCTCAGTGCCGACGATGCTGTAGGCAAGCGGCTTGCCCCCCGCACCACTAAACTGGCTGTCCAGTGCTGTGGGTGAACGGTATTCCAATACAGTGTTTGGGCTGGTGTTCAGCTTTACCTCACGCACCTCACGCAGATCCGTGGGCAGCGCCACATACTCATCATTCGCGGTCAGCGTTGCCGTGGCACGCTTCTCTTGGCTGCGCGTCTCCAATTCACGAGACATGCGCGCTTCTGCAAGGCTGATGAAGTCGGGTATCTGCGTTGTAAGGTCAGAGCGTGCTAGGAAGTTGGCTACAGCCGTCTTCAACTCACTGTATGTGCTGATGCTCATAAGCTGCCACCACCGGTCCTAAAATAGCGATTGTCGTAGTCGTTCAACCACTTTCTCCAAGCGGTCGGGTTGTCACGCGGCGCGCCATACTTTTCGACAAGCTGCAAATAGATGACATTGGGTATCTCAGCGACTTGCTGCCAATGGCGCTGCGTATCGCCAATCATATTGCCGTATTGCCACTCATTAGCCTTCTTCTTGTTCTCATCAAGAAGCGGCGTGACGTGCTGCGTTTCTTCGATGACGTATCCATCGCCATCGTCGTGCATCCAGACTTCTTTGCCGGATGTCTCATCTTTCTTAATCAGGCGCTTTGCCATGAAACCTCCAATAAAAAAGGGCAGCCGAAGCTGCCCTCTCTAGTTTGTGTGAACAGTTGTTAGCTGCCATTCAGTCCGATGACTGCACCGTGTGCTTTCGGCGCTTTGACCTTCAATGCCCACTCGCAAACGATTTGCGACTTCTCGGCATCACCAGTGTTGGCAATATCGTTTTCAGCGAAATTGCGTCCAGTGAGGGTCGAGAGGCATACAAAGTTCGGGTCAATCACGAACAGCTTGTCGTTGCTCATGAAGCGGCTCGGCGTAATGTCGAGCGTACCGAAGTCGGTCAGATAGACGGCAGTAGAACCAACGAAGGTTGGTGCCTTGCCCTCAGTCATGTTGACTTGGTTGCTTACGAGGTTGGTGCCGCTCTGCGTCAGATCGCTGATGTTGGCGCGATTGGTTGCAGAACATACCAGCATCGACGGGTTGCCACCGTCTTGCCATGCTGCGGTGACGGCTGTGTCGATCTTTGCCAGCGTCAGAGCGGCAGCAGTGCCGGTAACGTCAGCAGTGTCAGTACCGTCACCAGTAGCAAACGCCATGTCAGACGGCGCATCACCATTGGTAATCCAAGTCAGCAGCGATGCAGACTTGCGCGGCTCAGAAGCGGAACGCGCTACGTTGGTGTCACCGATCATCTTTTCGATGTCACGACGAAGCTCAAGCCCCTTCAAAACGCGCTGGTATGCTACTTCACGATCGCGTCCGGCTTTATCAACCGCATCCAAGGTGTTGGATACGATGTAGCCCTTCTGACTGATCTGATGATAGTTGCCGAGACGTGACGTAGCAGTAACGCCGCTGTCCGACATGTCAGCGCCTTCGTTGACGTGGTTGTCAGTAGCAGCAGATGCAAGTTCCTGCACTTGCCACTCGGTGAAAATACCATTGGAAGTTTCCTTCTCAATGGAGGAGAAGATGGGTGTTTCGTCACTATCCACTTTGTAGATAATGTCCGCCAGCGTTTCGCGCTCACCCACGGCGGTTGCAGTGGTGGCCGTTGCCATAATGTAACCTCACTAGGTTTGAGTTTTCAGAAGATAGTCCACAGCATTTGCGATGCTTGGTGCTTGGTTGAATTGCGCCCGTTGCTTTCTACGGGTGCTTGCTTGGACTTCTTTCTTGCTGCGAGGAGTGCCGGACTTTGCCATCTTCGGTGCCTTACGCACCTTCTTCTTGGCTGTCTTTGCTTGATCGCTGATCTTGCTCAACTGCCATGAATCATACAGTGCCTTGATGGCACGATGGTCAGCTGCCGCATCAATTTCTTCTTGAGTGTAACCAAACTCACGCTTGGCAAACTCAATCAGTTCTGTGCGCTCGGACTGACGAACAGTATCGTCGCGCCACTGCGGTATCTTCTCGAACATCAGTTCAGCTTCTTGCGCTAGGTGACTTTTTAACACCTCACGTTGCTCAATCTGCTGTTCACGCATGATCCTCTGATTTTCAACTTCAAGCTGCTTTGTGCGCTCTTGCTTCCGCTGATAATCAGTGTATTGGCGGGCATATTCCTCTGCTGGCAAGGTGGTTCTCAGGTTGTCCCAATCTGGTTCAGCGTTAGTCTGACTCAGGTATTGCAACACCTGTTGAAGTCCCTGCTGGTATGCGTCACGCTCTTGCGCTGCCTGCGTCCGCTCTGCCTCTAGTGCTTTGCGGTCTTCGGCGTTCTTTTGCATACCCTTCGTAAAAGCCGCCTGACGTTGATAGCCTTTAGCCGCTTCCTCAAGCGTCACCTCATAGGTTTCACCGTCAACAGTGACGGAAACCATCTCAGGTTGCTCTTGGTCGTCGTCCTCGACATCATCTTCGTCAGTGACATCATCATCCTCGGCAGCTTCTTCCTCGGCTTCTTCAACCTCGGTTTCTTCTACCTCGTCTGACTCGGTAACCTCCTCGTCTTCTTCGACTGGAGGCTCCTGCTGCGCTTCTTCTTCTACCGTTTCCGCTTCCGGCGGGGGCGTTGCGAGAAGGCTAGTTGCGTCCGCGATGGACAGGTTGCTGGTTCCGTCAGGATTATCAGCCATAAATCACCTATTTTTTCAGTTGGTCTAAGTTCGCCTGTGCGACCTTTCCACTTTCAATGACCGTGTGGAGATGGCCTTTCAGTGCTTGAAGGGCCGACAGCAAGTGATAGATGCGCTCCCGGTTGTCAGTGTCTGCAACCGACGAATTACGCCACGCATCTATGAAATTCGTTTCGAGTGTATCGAAGGCTTCGACAAGGATTGGCTCACGAAGCAAAGCCTCTGCCTTGGCTGCACGCTCTACGTCGTGCCTCAGTTTTCCCTCACGCATTACAGCAGCTTCGTAAACCCTGTGGTGTCCATCGGGTTGCGATAGAACGAAGGTCGATAAGCGTAAGACTGCGTAAAGGCGCGGTTCGCATCAGCAAAGTTGAAACCGCTAGGTAGGTTTGCAGGCGCATCGTCCAGACTGGTGCGCCGATAGAACATATCGCCAGACGCGGTGGAGGAATCCGCGTCACCTCGCAGTTCACGCTTTGTCTTGCGACGGCACGCCTGCAAATCTTCGTCAAACGTGTACCCATCTGGGCATTGTTCGGTGCCGGTCATTGGGTTTGTGACGGGCGGAACCGTGTCGTCGCTGCCCGTGTCTGCACCCTGTCCCGCTGGGATAAGCGGGTTGTCGCCGTACCCGGTATAAACAGTTGTTGGCCCTAATCCCGGTAAGGTTGGGCCGAAATCGCTATAGCCGCTTACATCGCCCAGAGGATCATTGCCAAAGGTATAGATGCCCGTCAGATTCGTAGTCGGGATGCCGGAAGGCTGCTGTGTTTGTGCAGCTAGGATATTCTGCGCCACAAAATTATCACTATTCTCAAGTGCTTGTTGTTGTGGCCTAGTCAGACCGGCAAACGGGCGAACAGTGCCGTCAGGTTTAGACTGATCATCAGTGTCGTAATTGAGTAGATCCATTGCCGTCTGGCCCGTGCCAGCATACGGATCGTATTCGTCCTCCATGCCAGTAACGCCTGACGGTATGATTGCGCCAGTATTCGGATCAAACACCTCTCCACCAAGGCCAGTCACCGTTGAGCCAAGGCCCGTTTGTGGCGCAGCGGCAACAGTGCCTAGATTCACTGGCTGTGGAGGAAGCGCCACATTGGCTATGGCTTGCTGCACAGGCCGCGCACCCGCAAGCATGGCAGTCTCAGTGTCGATATACTGCTGCATCTGGCCTGGAGGCGCGGCAGAGGCAACATCCAAAATGTTTTGGGTCGCCTGTATCAGCGTGTCATTGTCATCATCATTCTGATTAAAGCTCGGTGCATAGGAGTAGTTTCCAATGTTACCGCCCGACTGCTGGACCGCCGCTGCTGCAATATCCTGTTGCAGTTCTTCGTCAAGATCCTCGTCGCTAATGTCGCTTCCGCCACCACTGTCTTCCGGGTCGCCGCCACCAAAGCACCAGAGCATGTTTTCAAACTGCTCGTCTGCCTTGCCATCAATCAGGTATTTAAGTTTTGACATATCCCGCTCTTTTCTTTGCAGGCCGATACCAATCACCACGCACACCCTCGCCATGGATGTCGCGGAAGAACCTCTGCGTTTGCCGTAAAATGCCCCCAACGCCGCCAAACGGGGCGATGAAGTCCGAAATAAAGATGTTCTCGCCGCAGGCCCATTGACCGGGCTGCATCCAGCGCGCGCCGCCTTTCAACTCCTCAAGCAACTCGTCGCTGACATAGGCGTAGCTGATGAAGGCAACTGGCTTGCCGTCATCGTGAAACAACAGGTATTGCCCCCTTTCAATCGGGGGCAGGAACAGATGCTTGATCTTGCCAAATGTCCACTTGTTGTATTTGCCACTTGCTGCCAGCAAGTAACAAACGTCGCCAAATGGGTTACGCACGCGGCAGATTGGTGCTGATGTTTGCGCCTAGCTGCGCCTCTTGCTGACGAAGCTGTGCCTCTAAGATCAACTCCTGTCGGCGCAGTTCCAGATCCGCCTGCATCTTCTCGCGGGCCAAAGCAATCTCTTGCTCCATCTTGGCCTTCTTCAACTCAAACTCCTGCTGAACCTTGATCATCTCAGGATTCTGCGACATCTGCTGGTCTTGCTGCTGCTTGGCCGCAACTTGCTGCGCGACAACCTGTGGCGGGTTGAAGAACCGCCCAGTGTCTTTGAAGCCGCCAATCTCGACAATCTCTTGCAGCATGGCCGCATATTGCGGCAGACCGCACAACGGGTTGTCCGGCCCAAGCTGGCCAAGGATGGTCTTGCCTTCGGCCATCATGGCTTGGATGAAAGCAATCTTTTGCTCGTCATCGGCAGTGCCAAGACCGACGTTCACAATAACATCAAACTCGCTGTCAAACTCGCGTGGGTCAATCGGCACAAACTGGTTACGCAGGCGCACAATGCGCTCCTGCTGCTGATACTCAGCCACCAGCTTCAAGATGCCACGGAACAAGTCCTTAACACCCGTCTCCGCGAATGTGCGCGCATAGCTCTCAAGTTTGGCCTGCGCTCCACGAACCGTTGCAGACACGGCGCTTGCCGTGGTGCTTTGAAGGGCATTGGCGTCAAGACCCTGCGATGCCTTGCTCATGCCGGTACGAGATTCCTTCACCTCGTCCAAATAGCGCATCAGAGGCTGTACCTCTCCGCCTACACCCTGCCCAGAGAGCGTTTGCACCGCCCCTGGCTGGCGTACACGCACGATACCGCCCGCAGTGCCATCCAACAGATCATCAAGGTTCACCATGCCTTCTACGGCGATGGTGCGCGGATTGACCGTCAGATAGGTGGCATCAAGGTACTGACGCATCAGCGTGGACTTGATGACCTGTAGGTCTTCCGTCAGATCAAAGATGGACCGTCCGACAAGCCGGTGCGGCATCATAATGGGCGAGATGACGGCGAAAGGAACAAAATCCGTCACCTCGTTTTCGAGAATGTGCTGGCCGCTGTCACCAATCGACAGCACCCGACGGCGCTCTGCTACGCCGTCCTCGTCCATGTCGCACAGGATAATGCTGTCATAGACGGAAATTTCACGCTGCGACGGGTCAGCCGCCATAGTCTCGGTGCCACCCTCAATGTCGCCAAAACGGACTTGGCGCTCCTCGTCCACCTCAAGAGCGGGATGGCCTGCATGTGCCTCAATCTCGTCCTGATCATAGCCCATCGACACAAGGTCGCTGATGGTCATGGTGGTGCGGTGACAGATAAACCGGGCGTCCTCAAGCGACTTGGCGCGCTTGTTGAACATAAATTCTTCGGGCGGGATGTTGTCGATGCAGATCTTCCCGCTGACCTTCTTCACGCGGATCTTGAGGTTGTAGCTCTCAACTACCTCAACATCCTCGCCATCCTCACCGATAATGGTGGTCATGTTCTCGCGCTGGCTCACCAACTCAACATCAGGGTTTGCCAGTAAGAGAGCGATTTCACCTTCGGTCAGGTTTTCATATGTAGCTTCTTCAACCGTGGTGGTGTCGTCGTAGTAAAACTTGACCGCACCCAAGCCAAACATCAGTGCATCACGGAACCAATGGCTAAAGATGCGGAAGCCCGGGTTGTCGTGGTTGATGATGTAATTGACGTAATCACTCGCCTGTTCTGCACGCGGCTCGTCTTCGGCAGTACGCGCAGCAAAGCGCACATACTTGTCACTTGCCGTGAAGATCCGCATGAGCGACGGCATGATCTGCTCAACGGTGTCAGCAAACTCTTGGCTGATAACCTGACTTTTGCCCTCAACCTCGTTGCCAAGAGGCTCGGCAAGGTAGTAATCCAACGCCTTAATGCGCTTTGCCGAAAACTCTTGGTCGTAGTGGTTCAGCGCATCAGTAATCTCACCAGAGATGATGCTGCCTAGCTGTTCATCATCCATCATGTCTTCTTACCGCGCGTTTTCTTGTAAATGTCGTTGTCGGCCTTGCGCGCACCACCCTTCCCAGACATGAAAGAGTTTACGCGGCCCATTGCCCAAGCCGCCATCGGTACATTACGGCTACCACTCGACAGGTATGCACCTTGTCCGCGCCGATAGACCTGTGCCAACTGGCCGTAGGTAAAGCGTGAGCCTTCTGCCTTCTTACGCAGAGCGGCCTTTGTTTTTTCGCTTAGAGGCTTGCGTGTTGCCATTCTGTGCTGCCCTCGACCGACTTACTGCTGCGACGTTGATCGGCTTACCCTGCTTGTACGCGCGGGCTGTCCGCTTGATTTCTGCGGCCTTGGCCGACTTGTTTTTTGCGCCTTTGAGATACTTTTTTGGCACTCCGGTTCGCTTGTCTTTTGGGACGCTCTTGAACCGCCGTCTTGCCATCACACACCTCGCCTGACTTGCAACGCTTGGGCGTTACGCACTCAGCGCATACAGAAAAGGCCGCAGGCATGGGAGCGCGCGGCCTTCTGAGAGTTTTCACATAAAGCATCAGGCGGAACAGTATTTCCCGCTTTGCAGACGGATGCCCTTGGCCCTCTTGGCCTTCTTCTTCGACTTGCCGTTATAGTTCATTTCAACCTCACTCGAATGTAGAATAACTGCCGTTTTGGATACGCACGCCAGACCGGGATTGGTTTCTGCCTCGGCTTGGCTTCTTAAAAGATGAAAGATACTTTTCAGCACGCTCAACGTCCCTAAACTGACGGGCATAAGGGCCGGTTTTTGTATCAACTCTGTCGCGGCCAGACATGTAGGCATCAATGCCCGCAGCGACTTCTAACGACCCACGCTTTGCTGCTGTCTGTTTCGCTTGGCGCTTTTTTACGTTGACCCTCTCAGAGCGAGACTTGCCTGAGGGCATTTTTCGCCCAATGTTTCGGCCAGTTTTCGCCATCACTTCATCCTTTTTTTCTTGGCTTTTACGCCGGTTTTCGCCGTGCCTTTGGTGGTAATAACATTCATGGGCTTTGGCTCAGGAAGGATCAGTTCTTGGACAGGAATCTTCTTGCCAGTCTCAGCTTCCCACTGACGCCGCTCCTTGGGGGACATCACATCGAAATTCGGGCCTTTGCCTACCATGCCTTACAACTCCAATATCTTGCGCTGAATTTGTCCTTCGCGGTGTCACAGCTATGACGTGCGCGAAAGTTACTGCGACGACCTGGCTGGTTCTTCTTGATGCTCATGTTCGGATCGCCGAAACGCACCAGCTTCACCTGATCGCCCTTCTTCGCAAGCACAGCACTTTTCTTGCTTTTACCGGGCGTCCGTTTCGGCTTGTTGTAGCCGCTGAAAGTCTCGCCCCGATAGGTCAGTTTGCCAGACGGCGTGCGCTTAACATCCTTCGTCGTCGCCATCAGTAATCCTCATGCTGTGAAAGGCTTCCTCAACGTCCTCTGGCTCATACCCAGCCGTCTGACCGGCAAAGATGGTCGCCAAGAGCGCGCCTTGGAAAATCTCCTGCCACGTCACCTCAGTCATCGTGTCAACGCCTGCCATGAGGCAAGAAAGCTGGTGAGCGACGTAATTCACACGATCATCGTCAATCGCATCAAACTCGATTTGCATCTCGCCCTTCGGCGTGAAATCAATCACGTTGCTCATACAATCCAACCCGTATTGGCTTTGAGGGGGGTGCGGCTGTTCCAACGGCTCATAGCACCCGCTGCCATCACACCCTCACCGGCAAAGGTCAGCACAAACGCATCAGCAACGTCAGGAGAACGCTGCCCCCGACGCTTCATCTCGTCCTTGCTCTCAATCTTCAATTTGCCGTTAGAAAGGTACTTATACCGAATACCAGTCAGTTCCTGCACTAGCGCATCGTCCTGTGGTAACACCACATCGCGACCCTCGAACCATTCACGCGCCCGCCAGAACAACTCGTCACGAAGCCGCCCAAACTTATCCCGCAAAGCAGGACTTTCAGATACAGCAATCGAAACGGCGGGTAGATCCAGTTCCGCAAGACGATCCGCCAAACCCGCGCCAACGCCAATCGCATCAACGTAAATCTCCGTCGGCCTGTCCATGTAACGGCACGCCTCATACTCGGTCAGTATGATGCCCGCTAACTCCATCAGATCTTTGTTCTGCCACGTCTTCACCGGCTCAATCAGTTCCTGACCCTTGCGCTTGGCAAGAGCCGACCTGTCAGACCCGTATCTAGCCACGTCTACAGCCCATATAACGGGCGTAGTGGGGGAAGGCTCTACCTCCCTACCTATCGCCGCCTCAACCAAGTGCAAGGGCAGCAGAACGTCGTCTGATTGGCTCGGAAAGGTGCCAAGCACCCTCACGCCGAAAACGCTACTGTCCCGGCCATACTGCGCTTCCATGCTGGCTATGAATTTCTCATCAACCGTCTCGGCATCCTCACAGCTTACCGTGATGTTGTGCCACTGCTCACGATTGCTGTGGAACGCCTCATAGAAGAAACCATCAGAACGGGTGGGGTTACCTGTCAGCACCGTTTTAGCACCGGGGGTACTCATGGCACCCTCACCCACCTGAAACACCACGTCAGGCACGCCAGACGCCTCGTCCACCAAGATCAGCATGTTATCGCTGTGAAAGCCTTGAAGGGCTTCTGGTGACTCCCTGCGGCTCGTTCTGGCCACAGCAAAGCTGTCATTAGCACCCTCAAGACTGATCTTGTCAGCCTTGAAGTTCAAACGGTCCTTGAAGCCGGGGTGCATGCCCCTCGCCCAACGGTCAATCTCAGTCCACAAAACATCCGACAACTGGTGAGCAGTGTTCGCCGTACACACAACCTTGGTGGGGTAGCGCGTCAACAGCCACCACAGCACAAGCCATGACAGAAACGCTGTCTTGCCAACGCCATGTCCAGACTTGATCGCCACTTTCGAGTTATCACGCACAGCGCGCAACGCATCAGCCTGCCACTGCTGCGGCGTGGCATGAAGCACATGCTTGACGAACAACTCAGGATCGTCGTGCAACTCGCGCA